AGACTGCCCCGTGCCTGGGTCCGTCAAAAGTTGACTGGTGGGCAACCCTGCGCGCCAATTCCAAATGGCGCTTAATGCGGCCCTTATATTTATGGAATTTTTGGGCATCAGTAGAATACCGGTACTCAGCGCCTAGCTCAGACAAAAATGCCTCCCAACCATTTATATTATACAAAATCTGGGAGGCTTTGTCAAGTAGTTTTTTAACGACGATGGCGACGATGGCGACGATGGCGATGTGCCGGGTGAGGCGGTGGGCTGTGGGTGCCCTTTGTAAATCTGATGTAAAGACGCGGGTGTTTTTTCAACAGACCGGGAATGACATAACCAAGTTCCCAATGTGCCTTTACCCAGTGGCCATTTCTCCAACCACCTTCAACCCATACCCATGCCCTGACACTCTGAGTGTGAACGCCTGCCTTAGCGGGCGGTGGTGCGTGGCGATGTTGAGCGCTGGCAGTGCAACTGGACATCAGCATCCCAAATATTGCGATTGTTAATAGTTTCATTATAATCTCCTAATTTTTTAATGGAACGGTAAGATCTTCTGGATCAGCGTAGAAATCTTGTGCATCACCTTCGCGACGATCAAATTTCTGCACTATCTCCTCATCCATTAGACGAACAACATTAGCTTTAAATTCATCGTCAGAGGTGATTAAATCATTCCACTTGGATGGTTGGAACTTTTTGGTATATCCTCCCGGCATTGTCAAAGTATACCATGCTCCCGCACTCGTAAGACACGGCGAGCCTTTAACAGCATCAAACCAGCTTTCTTCATCACGAATACCAATATCGTTGGTGCCCCACATAATGCGGAAGGCACACGACCGGCCCTGTGTGCCGAAGCGCGACTTTTCGAGTCGTACTTTAACTTCGGACCCAATGCGAAATCCCTTTTCATCCTCAATGAATGAAGCCTTCGCCTTGCGCCCTGTGAGCCAAATACGCAGCGAATACGCATAGTGCATAGCCTTACCACCGGGGGTGATATAAGGCGTAGTCATCGCGATAATACGTGCGTTTGGCCCGTGGGGGATATTGGTCTTTAACTGATTAAGAACCAAGAAGGTTGCACGCTTATCAGCAATAGGAATAACCAGCTTGGACATTCCCTTAGCGAGGATCCTTGCCTTCATCGCCATCGATGATTGAGGATTGAAATCACCCTCTACATCAGACACCGATGGAGTGAATGCCAAGGAATCCCAGATAAACAGCATTTGCTCGTCAGTGGCCCCCAGAAGCTCCTCAATCGTTTCTAACACAAACTCGACCGAGGATGCCTGGACATACATAAGACGCTCCAGATCGCATCCTGCGCGCTCTATGAAGGAAGGATCGATAGCCGACTCTGAATCAAAGTAAACTACCATCATTCCCATCTTTTGTGCGTTTGCGGCGATTTGGACGGCCATATAAGACTTTCCGGTTGATTCAAGTCCTGCGATTTCTGTAACTTTACCTACAGGAATCCCCGAAACTCTTCCTTTGCTAATGATGCTGTCCAACCAGCGAGAGCCAGTGGGAATCCATTCTTTGACCTCTGTCGGGTTTTCGCCTGTAAGGTCATGTGCGACAGTAACGCCGGCTTTCTTATTTACAAGACTCATTAAGTCTTGCATCGAAACCTTTCCAGGTTTAGTTTTGGCTTTTCGCGCCATTCTGCTCTCCTATATAAAAAATGTGGCAGACTATTTGTTCCCGGTCTGCCATCGGTATTCCACAAGCCTAATTATTCTAGGACATCAGTTCGTCAAACGCCTTATCAACATCATTGGTCGATTTTGCGGAGTACTGCACTGTCTCAGACGAACGACTTTCGGCAGAACCATCGCCAGAAAGCTGCTCATCTAGAATAGCGCCGACTTGCTCGGGCGTCAAGCGTTCGAATAGAGATTCGAACTCAGGGATGCGGTCTAGGAGGGCAGGTATAGATTCCGCATCTTCGAGCAGTGGGGATGTGTGTCGACGCATCTTTAGACTCGTTTGTGGAAATGCACCAGGCTTGTTGGGCTTGGTGTAAGTTAGGGCGATATCAGTGCCTTCGTGAGCATCAGTGATATCACCATATTCGGGATCAAGGATATAACCCAAAAGAAGCTCGTAAGCTTTCTTTCCATATCCATAAACCTTAACGCCTTCGTCTTCACGACCGCGAACTACCACGGGCGAGAAATAACGTTGGCGAACGAAGAGAGACTTAGCAAGATTCTTGCTGTCTTCGTCGTTGTTGGAGGTTCCTTCGCGCCATAAAGCGGAAGCAAACTCGCAGATAGGACACGCTTCGCCGTAATTGCGTTTCGGGCAAAGAACACCGCCGCGATGCTCGCCCACATTATAGTGGAAAGACATCTCCTTGAGGGGGTCCCCGTCGTTTGTTGGAACGATACGAATGTCCGTATCGCCCTCGTCTGGCTTAAACCAGACAGATGGAGTATTATCTCCGTTTCCTTCTCCACGAAGGGATGCAAGCTTTCGTCGCATCAGTTCCATATCAATTGCCATTTTTGTTGTCTCCTTGTTGACTTATAGAATATCAAGCGTTCCTTGATATCTTATTGTGGCACACTTGACGTAGCTTGTCAAGCGTATTGTTGTACTACGTTAGTAAGGGCAACGCAGAACCCAAAATCTTCATATTCAGTCTCGTAAATTGCATACGAGATCTTACGGAAAGCATTCCTTGGTTTTTGTTTGAGCAAATCGACCAATCTTTTGTGAAGCCCTCCATCGGTCTCTAGCTTTTCCTTGTTTATACACATATAATAACATATGTCTCGATCCATGTCAAGCTCAAAAAGCCACTTTTCTTCTAAAGTTTTCATATTGAGCAAACCGATGGTTCTAATACGGCAAATATCGAGTGGTTTGGATACCATCCCAATCTCGGGCTCGTTATGTTCAAAAAAGTTTAAATAGTGAATTGTAGAAAAAATAGAGTCATTGAGAGTGTCATAATATTTCTTAATTGGGACGCTTCCAAGGTGATTTTCGAGCAATTCGTTGCTGATGACCGTAAGGGACTTCAACAATCCAGATCTCGCATATTCTTGCAACACACTAAAAACTACTTTATCCACCAATTTCGGAATTCCGGTCAAAAGCTCTGAATCAGGTTTAATATAGAAAACTTCAATTTGCTTATTTTTAAGTTGTTCTAAAATTCCAAGAGAATAATTTGAACTCATTGAAGAGCCAACTATAAAAACTTGAACTCTGTCAGTAATCTCTGAAAAGAATTTTTTTAAATCAGGTATATTGTTTTCATATTCTTCGGGGCGCTCAAAAGACTTAATCTTACGTTTATATTTCGTATGTCGCTCAACTTTGTCGTTGAGTTGATATACTTTATAATTTTTAATAGGAACAAACTTCTGTGCAATGCTTGCCGCGGCATTCCCTACTCCTACGATAGAAATCATAGACCCAACTCAAATAACTCAAAATAGTTTCTGCCAGCTTTCATGGTAGCGAGATACCCGTCTTCAAACGCAGCTTTAACATCCATTATAATATCCCTGTCCTCATCACTAAAGTCTATCACAATCTCATCATGAAGTATATGGGAAACGAAAGATTTTCTATCTTCCAACATTTTGTCTATAATAACGGCTTTCGACAACACTCTGTCTGCCGTTGTGCTCTGAATCAAATAATTAAGTGCCCTAAAATCATCCACCGCAATCTTGCGTTGATATGGTGTAATAATATATTCGCCATCATACCACTCGTCAAGTACTTTAGCTTTATTATAAATCTCGCCCAAATCAGGATCTTCTAGGGAATTATACAACCATCCAAAAAACTCCACTTTTGCTTCGTCGCGAGTTAAAGTGTTCGCAAACACATTCCTGACGTTCCAATCGTGAATGTCGTGATTTGGCTGTTCTTGTCCAGCAAGTTCCAAGAACGTGCGGACTTCAGCGCCGTTATAATCTAATGCCACAAAAAGGTCGTTATTAGGCTTCAGGAGCTTCCTAAACTCCTTCTTAAGCGTGAGTATAGGAAAGGAACCAGGACGTGTTGTGAGACGCCCTGTGACCGTACCAAAGAGGTTATAATCAATATACTTAAAGTTCTTGGCTAGCTCTTGAGCTTTGTTGCGATCCAGGCTAGACAGCATCAAATGGCGACAAGCTGTGGTATTGAGATTCAGCTTGTTGTAGCGTATCTTATATAGCAATTTTTCAACATCACACAAATGCTGGTAATGTGGCGGCTTGGGCATTGTTTCAAAAACGTATTCTGTGATGCGGTTTTTAACTTCACAGAAACGCTTTAAAAAGTCGTGAGGAACCAAATCAAAAATACAATGATCATTTAAGTTGACTTTCGCAATCTTAAATGTTTTAATATAGGCTCTGAGTTTCTTTTCGGTAATCGCCAACTCTTCTTCATAATCCGCTGGACAAACATCTTTAAGACTGTTACCTAAAGCATATATCCACCCATACTCCACATCCTCATCTTTGAGGGAGCCACTATAGCGCCAGGTTTTCGTAAGGGCAGCGGGGAAATTCTCAAAATATAATTTGCCCTCCGTATATATTCCTATACACGCGGACTTATCGTCAATAGCTTGAAAAAACATCGCCCCCTCTTTAAATTATCTCGGCGTCTTCGAATTGTTCCATTCTAATAATGTCGAACCTCTTCTTAATATAACTCAGGGAGCCGTTATAGTCAAATGTTTTATTTAAAATTCTTTCAAAAACATTTAAAGCTTTCAATATCCCTGACTTTAACATGATTTCTATGCAGTCGTCCACAATCATAAATTTTTGATCATCGGAAAATGGAGATTCCTCTTCCATGAATCTAATTTGAAAATACATTTTCATAAAATCGGATTCTGTATATTGTTTAGATAAAGATTCCATTGTGTACGAAGCGGGGATTATTTTTTTGGAGATCGTGGAACCCTCACAGTCTTGTAGTTCTAAAAAACTTTTTAACTTGACGTTATTATAAAGAAAAAGCAATTGTAGTTTAAAGTTTTCATAATATTTCACATAGGCATTTCTATAAGAGAAGTGAATAATCTCCGTTGTTGAATTCAAACCATAATTTTTAGCATAATCAAACATTGCTGATCGATATGGGACAGAACCGATATCTGCCACTATTCTCCACGGCACTGTCTTATCTACCATAAACCCATAGGAGGCACAAGTTTGTAAATAAAAATCCCAATTTAAACTATTGACAAATTGGTTGATTTTTTCCTCATCATTTGCAGCATCTAGGTCGGCTATCTCGATTGCTAAACCAGAACATGTCATGGGGCAGCTTTTACCTTTAATAAACCCAGGCTTTGTAAACGCATTTCTATATGCTGTTCCCTGTAAAATGTTCATTAACTCTTTTATGAATTCATCAAAATTCTTAACTTTAATGCGTTGATTTTTAAAGATCGTCTTTAGGGATCTGAGGTATGTACTTTTATGATTGCCATACAAGACATTATGATCTTCATAAGCTTTATAAACCTTTAAATTGGTCAAAAACCGATCATTTGTATCAATTTTCCTTAATTCGGCACACTTTTCAAATTGGCGGGCCATTTGCTCAAACGCATCTACAACAAAGCTTAAAGCAGAAAGCGCTTTTTTTGGATCGGCGGTTCTTTTAAATGTTTTTGTACCTATAAAAGCGGGAGCTAAGACCATTGGGACATAGAAACGATTAACTCTCCCATATAAAAACTTTTCACCAAAGTTAAAATCCACCAAATTAGAGTAAGTGTCACTTGTCGCGTCGATCTTGTATATTGTTCGTTTTTCAAAAAGATCTCGGGCGCCTTCTTGGTTGCTTTTGGCGTATAAAATTGACATTAGGTTGCTCCCGCTGTTGCTGGCGCTGCCGTAATATCGCACTTACCTTTCTTTATGGGGTCTGATGGTTTCTCTACATCTCCAGCAGGTTGCTGCTCAAATTCCTGATCTTTCGCATGAACCCATACTGCCGTAAGGGTGGATTCCGCCACTCCTGGGGCAAATCTATGTTCTGATTTCGATATCATATGATACCCGCCAACACCCAATGACGTTAAATCAATCTCGCTGCTGGGAGAGAAACTATTGGGTTCAACATAAATATAACAACCCGGCATTGCTTTAACGTTGGCGTAAGTTTTTATTGAAACATTGTATTGTTCACGTAATTGTTGCAACCCATCATATCCTTCTTGTTCAAAACGAACCATTTTCAGCGAAGGCGCTGATTGACGTTGAAAGTTGATTGTTTTTACAATGCCTTTATCTTGTCCTATTCCATAATGAAAAACGCCGCGGGCTTCGTCGGTGACGCGGTTGCCCCCTTGCTGTTCTTTAGGTTGGACTCGGCCAGCATAGAATATTAAATAGTGTACTTCTCTTTCTTGACCATCTGCAGGGCGACCGCCTGGAGTTTCTGGGTCTCCCGATACGTTTAAAATTGATTTTTGTTCGACTTGGTGTTGATCTATATCATAGCGAAAAGTCTGGGCCGACTGTGTTTGGATTTTTTTACTAAGTTCATCGACATCTTTCAAGGGTTTATAGGCAGTAACTGCGGCTTGAAATAATCGAGTGGATTGTCTTAATTGTCCGCCAAAACAAACATCAGAGTTCAATGTATCGTTAATAAATTCCATTAAAAATTGATTTAAAAAACTTGCCAAACTAAAAACATTATCATTTTCTTGTTCAATTTTCTTAGCCATCCATTCGCGAAAATACTTTGTAGAGATGGGCAAATCTCCGATTGTTATTGATTTACTCTCGCTCGGTTTTTTAGGATTGACGATTTCTATAGGCCCAAATACCACTCTCAATTTCTTATATTGAGCGCGCTTTCTTTTTAAGTCAACCAATTGGTTATCTTTTAAAGCTTTCCAATTGTCATCGTCTACGGACTCTGGTTTATCTGCTGATTGTATTGTTTGTTCCTTTACAGAAAAGGCGTTCTCAATTTCTTTCATTATAAGATCTACAAGATCGCTCACATAAAAGAAAGTAATAGGATAAGTGCCATTTGGGCCGATGGCCATATATTTTGATTCTATTTCTGCCATTGTTTAATGTGTCCTATTTTCCACGGCCGAGACGCTTTCGTGTGGCGGCGTCTCGTAAAGCGCGTTGAGATCGGCGCCAATCTTCTACGGAAGTTTCTACCTTCTCTGCTGCCGCAGTACGTTCGGGAGTGCCGAGTTCCGTCTTCTTTAATGCGGCGCCGGCGGTTTTCGCTTCCGCGGTGCGCGCGGTGTACTGAGCCTTGGCTTCGGCGAGGTTGCGCGGTGGTGCATCATCAACTATCTCACTCGCCATATCCGCGGTTGTTGCTGTTTGAATCTGAGCACTATATTCATAGTTATAGTAGGGACCCAAATCATTAAAAACCGCAATGTCGTCATAATTAAGAGGCGCGACGTAGATGATTTCTTCTTTAATTGCTTTGGTCTCTAAATCACTGTAAAGTCTTTTTTTATCTTGCGTAATTTCTTCGGTAGCATTTTCTTTTAGGGCTGCATTAGACTCTTTGTTGCAAAACCTATTGAACGCGGTTGCTTCAAGATTTCTTCGAGTTATATTCTGTACCGACTTCTCTTCGGTAAAGATATTAAAACTACCTTCATCAAACACATCTTCTACATAAGCCAAATACTCTAATGTAAATGTTACGCGGCCGAGATCATCGAAATCAAATGCATGAACTATAGGAGACAATTGAAGAGTTATGTAAGAATCATATATCGCATCTCTCAACTCTGTAGATATTATTCCATTTGCCTGTGGGCGCGCCCAACCAACCACAGCTTTCAAACGAAAGTTTAATCGAGCCATATTGTTAAAAACCGCTTCACTTTTTATATTTAATTTATCTTTAAATTCGGCTGTGGGGGTGTTGCTTGTTTTCAAAGCTAGATCAATGTATTTATACGTTTCAGGGGTGCCGTTAATCGTAACGGTGCGGTCTCTCAATAATTCACTAAAATCATTAGCCATAATTACAAGCTTGGCTTTTATAGACTTTTTAAGAGCAAAAAAGTCTTGTCCCTCATAAGAAAAGTTAAACTCTTTTATACCCACGCCGTGACCTCTAGTATTTTTATTCTTCATAAAATCTTCCAGGTCACTGCCGCCGGCGGTGGTCGGCTTCCCGTCTTTGTCGAACCCAACCGTTTGGGAGATTGCGCTACTACCGGGGGACTCTGAGGTGGTATAATGAGAATCAAATTTTATTTCGTGTTCGATTTCGTTTCCATTTTGATCTTGTAAGATTTTATACAACCTAATCATTGGTTGTAGAGAAGATATTTCAGCCACACTCATATTAAAGAATGCCTTATAGTTGGCATTCTGGGTTAATTTGTTCATAAAATTATAAGGAGAACCTGTCACCAACAGCGAAGCATTGTTTGTTCCATCAGTATCGGGCATTGTTTTTCCAAATCCCATATCATTTGATTCTTTCCAATTCACAAACTCAAATATATTAGCCATTAAAAAGCATTGTTCTGAAAAATTCACAATAGTGACGGCCGCCAGAGAAGCTTCAAGTTTTGCCCTTAATTCGGTAACAACCTCGCGCTTCTTGTTGCGAGCTGCCTGGAATGCGGTGCGCCGTTTGCTGATCAACAAGTCGGCTTCCTCTTCGGTGGCTCCCAGGGTAAGCCGGTGGAAGGCGTTCCCTTTTTCGCCGGTGGCGACATCACGAACGGCGACGGCCGTCTGCATTTCGCCGGCTGCTGCTTCATACGCTTCTTTCGCCTCGATGAACGCAGGATCACTCTGTACTATAGCTGTCATCATGTTCTCTTGACTTTTCTCAATAAGTGCATCACTTAACTCCTTTCCGGTTAAGTCACTGTACTCTGTAGAATTGGGATCTCCGATAGGATCTTTTAAGGCTTCTTTTCCCTGATCGGAAGCAAAAAAATCATCAAAACTATCCCACTGACTAACCGCTTCTGGGTTTGCGTCTTTGATGGCACCATAGCTAGCTTCCATAGCCTCTCTGTAGTCTTCTTTTCTTCCCACTTTCTATACTCCTAAAACACTCAGGATATTTTCAATATTGAGGGGGATTCTGATTACATCGCCTGTGTTGAGATGTGCCTCTGTGGGTGTTGCATTATACCACGCAATAACCCACCAAAAACGCTCATCGCCATAATATTGATGCGCGAGCTTATAAAAACGATCCCCATATTTCCAGATATGCTTTGTTTTTCTTAAGGATGCTCGTTGAGCAACTGTGGGATTGTTTAATACAGGTGTGGCGTATTGTTCTATTCTTTTTACATCTCGCGATTTTATAAGAGACCTGTAATATTCGCTATCGTTTATAAGTTTTCTTGTGTTGTTATATCTCGTTGGCATAATTTATTATTCTCCCACAAATCAAATCCGTTCGCGGGTTATAGATATCCCCGTTGGGTGTGCGCCAGCTTCGGCTAATGAATCGTCGGCCCTACCGCCGAGGGTGGCCGCTTCGTCCGCTTTGCTTTCTGCTTCGCAGGCGGTGTTGTCAGTATCTCCTGTGTTGCTATCAGTTTCGGCTTCGATTGAGTTTCCTGCGGAATCCTTCCCTTCGTTGCCATTGCATCCTGCTGCGTCAGTTTCTTCTGTGACAACTTCATCAAACAACTGAACACCATAAGGAAACAAGCGATTTTCGTCTAAACTACCAAAATCACCTGACTCATCCCACCCAACAGGGTGTTCGTGAATAACAGTAAAACTAACAGCTACATCCAATAATTTAGGGAGCACAGTATTTTGGGTCTTTTCAATCACTCCATCATCAGCTTCTATATTATGATTTACGCTCAAATTAGTAATTACACCAAGAATACCATTAGCAGCCGCAGAGCCGCCGCTAGTGTATGCAGCATACAATTCAGGTGCCGTCGAGCCGGCACCCGCTACGGGCGCCTTTCTCAATAAGTTCATCACTTTCATTCTTACAAGAGGGGATTGTGTGATCGTGTTTGCTTGGGCTACATCTGTATAGGTTGGATATAAAAATTGAATTAGTTTTTGTATTTTGCCCAAGTTGTCATATGCTTCGCCATCATATGCGGCCGGAACTTTAAAATTAAGAGCGATGTTGCGTTGATTTTGTTTAAAAGTTTGAATAGGGTCTGCTCTACCGAAAACCTGCTCGGAAGTCCAATCAGAATTAAAACTTTCATTAAAAGATGTTATAAATGCTTTAAAATATACCTCTTTTCCCGAAGGAACATGATAGAAAGAGATGAAAGTCTCTAGTTGGTTTGCGTAGGCATCTGTTATTTTATAATAAGAACCACCGCTTTCCGCATAGATACCACCATCAAATTTTATATCGTCTGCCATTTTGTAATCCCTTTTTAATATCTATTGTTTGCTGTGACTGCTCTTTGTCGGTTGGTGTGTTTTTCCACATCTGGCGCAATCACTCGCGCGATTTCTGCACCATTGAGTACAACGGGTATCTCGATAACAGTTTTACCCCCACCGCCGGCGGCGACCGGCGCGGATCCCCCGGTTGCGGCGGCGCCAATGTTGTTATCAAGAACAGCGCGCTGCATTCGAGCCATCCCTCCAAATCCGCTTTTTCCATCTGTTCCTGCTAAATTCTCAATACCTTCAGTAAATGTATATGGAGATTGTTTCTTTTTGAAAAGGAGATTGCCAAGTGACTTAAAAGGGCTCAGCAATTTTCCGAGTCCCGCTACGAGGGCCGCGACGATACCAACAACGATCGCAATTTTGGCCCCCATAATAATCAAAGGAGCCAGAGCAGCCATAGTCCCAAGCGCCACCAACCCCAAGGCAACGGCGATGGCGCCTAGGCCGATTCTTAAGTAAGACAAAAATTCTTCATTCTTCGGATCTTGAATATACCCAAAAAATTTAGCTAACCCATCTATAAGAGGGGTGAGCGCGGGCGTAAGAGAGGCCACCAAAGATTGCCAAGATTCACTTAATGTTTGAGTAGCGGCGGCGGCTTCTTTGAGCTTTATCATCTCATCTTGTGTTTTTTCGGTCGACCCGGCGAGGAGGTCCATATTCCCGCTCATCATCATTGCTAGGTCACCAACATCGTTTAATCCATCAATTGAGTCTACAAAGAACTTCCTTTGATAATAACTCATATCATTAAAACTTAAGCCAGTCTGTGTAATTGAATCGCGAATCATCTCAAAACGCTTGGCCGGATCGGTCTCCATCATTAGGTCCATCGCATTCACAAAATTGCCGCCCAAGGCCGCATTTAGTTTACCTGCTTGATCTGCTGCACCCTCAAAGGTGTCAAACTTGTCAGTGATGGCTAATACTTTCTCCATTTCCAAACCAGTAATTTTCTGTACTCTCGCTAAATCTTTGAATGCTTTATTGCCGGCACTACCAAGCTTAGCTAATTTGGGAGCCATTGAAGCATATTGGGAACTTAGTTGCGCCACTGGCACACCCATGTTGCGGGCCATTAACGCAAGATCTGCTTGATTCGCTTCTGCCTCTTCGGTGCTCATCCCCAAGGCTTTTGTGGACATCTGTATGTTCTTGGCATAATCACTATATGAAACGCCAAGTCTATTTAGGAGGGCGCCGGTTTGGGTTAAGGATTGCTGTTGGGCCGTCGAAGCAAACGTAAAATCGGTAAAGGTTCCATAAAGCGCTTGTGCCGATTCGGATGCTGCTGCAGCAGTCACACCATATAGCCGTGTTGCTAAATAAGCGTCTGTGGCAACTCTCGCGTAGTCTCTTATGGCCCCTGTAGCCTTCATAAATGCGGCTTCGGTTTGGTGTAACGCAAGGGCAAATTGGACCATTCTTCCAATCATCGCAGCGCCAAAGACGAGCGGAAGCGTACCTGGAACAACTTTATTTAACTTTAAGAAGGTCTGACGCATTTTCGTCACTTTGGTTATAAAGCTACCAAACGGTAATTGCCCAAGAACATCATCTAATTGTTTGGATTTTGCGGCTGCATCTTCAATGGCGGTGCTACTGTCTCTTAGTTCTTTATTAAGACGCAAAAGCTCACCTGCTTGCTTTCTATACATAGCAGTGGTTAATTGTCCTTGTTCGTACTCTTGTTTGAGCTGGTCCAGTTGTGTGTCATTTAGTTCTATCAGCGTGTTATTTAGTGCTATCTGTGCCTGTTGTTGATCTAAAGCAGTCGCGGCGTGCTTGATTTTTCGTTTCGCTTGCTCTATAGAAGCTTGCATTGTGGCGGCTTCGCGCTCGCGTTGGATGTTTAGGGCTGTTAGGTTCTCGGTGGTTTGGGTTTGGACGCCCAGGATGCCTTCGAGCGCTTCTCTGAGTTGAGTTATAAGATTTCGCAGTTGTTCTGGGGTGAATTCAGCCATATAAACTCCCTCTGTCTATAATCTAATTAGTTTTTACAAAAAAAGACAAGGGTTTATTATCCTTGTCTCTTCTTGGTCATCATATCAGGAGGGCGTTGCGGTTGATTATGTGGGGTCAGAGTTTGTGATC